CGCATGGGCTTGGGGGAGAGCTTCTCACCCTTGGGGAACTATTGTCTAAACATAATGTAACTATCGACAAGGAGAAACCGATTAAAAAATACAATGACTAATCATCATAAGCGTGATACATTACTTACTCATTCCTAACTATCCGAAAGGGGAAACATGAAACCACTCATTTGTGCTGACTGTAAGTGGCACATTCCATCCAAGCAAAGTAGCAGCGTAGCCAACTACGACCGTTGCAAAGCTAGTGAATCAATCAATCTAGTAACTGGTGAAGCAACTTACAAATACTGTGAGTCCATGCGTATGACCACTAGCGCCTGTGACTTAGACGGCAAACTGTTTGAGTTAAACCAAGTTGAGGAGACACCTGATGGCAACTAAGCTGCAAGACTCTCTTGTTAGAAAAATACAAGAGAACAGAGAACTAAAAGACACTATCAAAGACTTGCACACACAAGCAGAGAAAGATAAAGAATTTCTCAGAGAAGTGCAAGACGAATCCAACAACCTAGAACTAGCCCTCAAGAAGTGCATCTTGTCTAAGGCAGAGCTAAACAATAAGGTTGAGCAGTTGACTGATGACCTAGACAAATACACCGAGCTGTACGCAAGAGCAACCCTTGTTGTAACCGCATTGGGTGAAGCAGTTTATTTCTTAACAAAGGAAAGCTATGGCAAACGATAGAAACGACTTTGCACCAGAGATACGCAATGGCGCTTGGTGGTCAGGCGATAGCCGTATGGCTGCCAACGGCAGAGGTGTTGACGCTGTGCTTGAGAAGCTAGGGGTCAAGGAACGCCCCGACTTGTCAGAGATTGAAGCAGTCCAAATGGGTCATGTCATGCAGCCTGTCATTGGACGTTTGGCTCAAGACAAACTTGGCATTGAACTCAAGGAAGCAGACTATGCTCTCACGCATCCAAAGGAAACATGGTTACGCTCACACTTTGACTTCATCTCGACTGATGGGCAAACGCTTGTGGAAGTCAAAAACTACAACGCTGGCGTACGAAACAAGTTCGACACCGAAGCCAACATCATCCCTGCGGCTGATATGGCGCAACTCATCCACGAGGCGGCTTGCCACAATATCTCAGACATTGTGCTGGCTGTTTTATTCGGTGGACAAAACTTTGAAGTGTTTAGATTCACCATTGAAGAAGGGCAGAAAGAGCAGCTCATCCGCGATATGGCGAAGTTCTGGTCACACGTTGCGTCTAAGCAGTACCCTGAACCTGAGACTACCGAGCAAGCGAAGCTAATCTATTCTGTATCCGCACCTACTTCTATTACCGCACCTCAGTCCCTAGAGCAAATGGTGCAAGCCTTGCAATACACCAAGACACAGCTCGCGCATTGGGAAGATGAGGAAGAGAAGCTCAAGGTACAAATACAGAAATTTATGGGGGTTAATAGCGAATTGGTAACCCTAGACGGCAGAGTCCTAGCCACTTGGAAGAGTGCAAAGCCAAGCATGAGTTTTGACAAGAAACTCTTTGAGAAATCCATGCCTGATGTCTACAAGTCTTATGTCCGCGAGGTAGCTGGCAGCAGACGTTTCTTAATAAAGGATTAACCCATGTTATTCACACGCAAACACCAAGTCAGACTCACAAGGATAGAGCATGAAATAGCCATGCTTGAAAGTTTTTTTGCTGACTCACTCGACCGTATTATTAAGTTGGAAGAGGCTCGGTATGGTCTGAAAGTTGACGGTACACCAAAGGCAAAGCCGGGAAGGAAAGTTAAGCATGAACGCATTTCCTAGCCCCCGTGACCCTAAGACCGGCTCTGATGACAAGGGTATGAGTCTCAAGGATTACTTTGCTGCCCATGCAATGCAAGCAATGATTGCTGAACCGTCCCTCAAAGCAACGCCAGATGAGTTTGCTCAGAAGGCTTATCAAATAGCAGACGCAATGCTGAAAGCGAGGGACTTGTGACTACTCAAGATGTCGCAATATATGTAATGGCTGCATCCTCAGTCATAGAAACATTCCTAACTATTTTGGAGAAATTCACATGAGTAACATCATCCCTGTATCAGACATGACTGTCATGGCTGACAGTATCGTTAAGTCAGGCTTCTACGGTTTCAAGACTAAAGAGCAAGTCATGGCTGTAATGCTTGTAGCCCAAGCAGAAAACAAGCACCCCGCCTCTGTTGTCCAAGAGTACGACATCATTCAAGGCAAACCAGCTCTGAAGTCTCAAGCTATCCTTGCACGTTTCCAACTCTCTGGTGGCTCTGTCCAATGGGATGAGCTGACACCGAAGCGTGTCATTGGCACATTCAAGCACCCACAAGGCGGCAGCCTAACGGTTGAATGGACTATTGAGATGGCAAAGCAAGCCGGTATCTACCGCGAGGGTTCAGGCTGGTCTAAGTACCCTGAAGATATGCTTAGAGCTAGGGTTATCTCTAGAGCTGTGCGTTCTATCTATCCTGCTTGTATCTTGGGACACTACGCCACAGAAGAGGTCATGGACTTTGATAGCCCCATGCCAAAGCACATGGGCGTTGTAGAAGACGTTAAACAGCCCATAGAGGTCTTACAACCCATTAGTGGTGACTACCCCATCATCAAGCCCGATGGCGAGGTCTACGCCCTCTATGAGTCTCCTAGCGACTGGATAGAAGCCTATGCCGACTTAGCAAGCAAAGTCATGCAGTCAACCAAACTGACTGATGAACAGCGCACAGAGAAGATTGCAGCTCTAGCAGATGCAAACAAGGAAGTGACTGAGAAGTTCAGCAGTTTTGACAAAATCAAGATTCGCGGAGAGCTTGCCAAAGTGGGAGTAAACCTAAACCCAAAGTCGCAAGCGTCCCAGTTCGTAGCCGACATGGAAGCCAACGAGAAAATATTTTGAAGCATCTTCAGAATATTGGCTCACTAACACCAATGGACGCATTAAATAACTATGGCTCATTCAGGCTCGCAGCACATATCGAATATCTTAGGAAGCAAGGACATCCCATCCTTACAACTATGGTTAAAGAGGGTGGGCGCGAGTATGCCCGATATATCTACCGTTGAAAGGAAAATCATGGAAAACCAAAAGAAAGCCCCATTTGTCCCGCTTGAGATGAAAGGGCGCATGACAAAGAACTCTTACAAAAAACAGGGTTCTAGTGAACCAGACTGGAAAGGCACGTTCATGTACCAAGGGCAAGTCATTACCTTTGGCGCATGGGAGAACGATGCTGGCTTTGGTGTCTACTACAACATCAAATTGAATGACCCTAACTGGAACAAACAACAGCAGCAGTACCCTAAAGAGGTTCAGGCAAAGTCTTATCCAAAAGATAGTGACGTGCCATTTTGATGGCTAGTTTCTCTCTCCCTTTTCCTCCAAGCGTTAACACCTATTACCGTAACTTTCGCGGTCACATGGTGATGAGCGCCAAGGGAAGGGAGTTCAGAGAAGCTGTCCAAGTATTTGTAATTGAAAACAACATTCCTAAGTTTGGGGACAAAAAATTGAAACTAACACTAATTCTGCGTCCTAGAGACAAAAGAAAAATAGACATTGATAACCGTATCAAAGCGGTACTTGATGCACTAGAACACGCTGGAGTGTTTGACAACGACTTCCAAGTTGACCACATTGAGATGATTCGAGGAGAACAAATCAAAGGTGGTCTGCTTCATGTAGTCATAGAAGAAATGACCCCCCGCCATCCTGAAGGCGAGTCCCGCGAGGACAGTTAGGAACGTGACGGGGCAGCGTTTCAGGTAGCCCCACTTATTAACCCAACAGGACACACATGGAAACAATCGACATCCCATCAATCGGCACAGTAGAAATACCGCCAGAGAAAAACCACATCTTTGTAGCAACCCCTATGTATGGCGGTCAATGCTTTGGCTTCTTTACGCAAGGCTGCTTACAGCTACAAAAGCTGGCTATGAATAGCAACCTAGACCTGACGTTCTCTTTCCTCTTTAATGAGTCTCTGATTCAGCGAGGACGTAACCTCTTGGCTCACGCCTTTCTGAAGTCTAAATGCACTCATATGCTCTTCATTGACTCAGACATTCGCTTTATCCCTGAACAGATATTGCCAATGATTGCTGCTGACAAGGACATCAGCTGCGGTATCTATCCAAAGAAAGAAATCAACTGGCAGACAGTACGCAAGGCAATGGACGCTGGTGTGCCTGATAGTGAGCTGAAGAACCACACAGGCAACTTTGTTGTGAACCTTGTGAACTATGAAGAGACAGTCACAGTTCCAATTGGTGAACCTCTAGAGATATGGAATGGCGGCACAGGCTTCATGCTCATCAAGCGCGAGGTCTATGAGGGTCTAGTAGGAAAACTACCTACATACCTCAACAATGTTATGGACATTCAGAATCCACAGAACGGGGAAAAGATTAACGAATTCTTTGCTACTTGCATAGAAGAGGAATCAGGACTCTTGCTCTCTGAGGACTACTACTTCTGTAAGAAGGCTAGAGAGAATGGCTTTAAGGTATGGGCAGCGCCTTGGGTAGACCTAGCCCATGTCGGCACTTACGCCTTTGAAGGTCAGCTTCTCAAGACACCGTAAAAGTACAAGTCATGGGCAATTTCGTTAACACCAAACTGGTACTCAACGAACTTGCTCATGTCGCAGTTTTCCTTAAAGTCTTGCTCTGTAAGGTTGCGATAGTAATCTCCGCAGAACGGTGCATCTTGTGGGTTTGTCTTGCGTGTGCCGTGTTCGGCTCTGCCAGTTGTAGCGCAGGAGAAGAAGACCAACCCGCACCCCATCCTCGTCATGTTGTTGAATGTTTTAACCCACTCAGGGTTATGTTCAAAGCACTCGCAACTAGCTATCACATCAAAGCTGTTATCAGGGAAGACCAGCTCTTCACCTTTTGCTACCAAATCAACCCCCGCACCTATGCCAAGGTCAACACCAAGGTAAGCACAGTTCTTAAAGAACGGGCGTATTGAGCCATTTAGGTCAAGGCTGCCGACCTCTAGGACTCGTCTGTTAGCAAAGTATTGTGGGAATTTCTCTCTGACAAAGGAGACAAACTCAAGTTGGGCAGGATGACTCAACGACAACCCCAACGCTTACGGGCTGCTTTGCCTCTTTCTCCCTTCCAGTTCTTAGAACGGGCGCAGAAAGACTTGTGGCGAGGTCCTGACTTAGTTGGTGCTTTGAGTTTGCTGCCGGTAGCCTTGTTGTACTTGGCTCGACCTTTAGCGGTCAAACCACCACCGGCTTTGACAGATAGCTTCTCGCCTCTGCCGACAGAAAGATTAGTGCTTTTAGGCATTAGCGTTTAGCCTTTCTCTTAGCGGTCTTTGCAGAGCGCTTAAATGCTTCAGCAGTAGGGTAGCCCTTTTGACCGGGCTTCTTAGCAGGAAGACCCGCCTTCCTACGCTTATTGATGTTGTAGTACAGACCTTTTTTAGCTGCCATGATATTGCTCCTCTGTCAGTATCCCCATCTTGTATTTTCCTTCAGGCTTGTAGATTGTCAATGCTTGCTGGCGCATCTCAGGCGCAAAGGAAATGTGCATCCACCTACCGTATTCGTGAATCATTTGGTCAAACTTGATGCCATTGTTTAGAACAAGCTGACATAGCGCGTAAGGAGTGTGAGCAGCAGAAGAGCAGTCAATAGCCCAACCATCCATGTGGCTGGATACCTTAGAACCGCCAACAGCCACGTTGACATCAGGCAAGCGTAGCCAAGAATTAACACGAAGAGCGCCTGTGACATTTCGGACTGCCTCCAATTGTTGTGCAGCCGACTTCATGTTCTCTAGTTGTCTCTCGTCTGGCTGATTGCTAATGTGCATCCGAATAGCTGTCTCGCTATACGTTGCCTCATCAAGAGTAAAGTGTTCTGAGAGGTTCATTTTTTCTTCATGTCCATGATTTTCTCTAGCGTTCTACCACCGAAATAAAACGACATTATTAACATTCCCCATTGACCTAGAAGCTCTACATAGTTGTTATTTACCTCAATATCCCATGCAGACATCATTGCAAAGGTTGTGTAGGTAATCAGGATAAACACTAATGTCATGGGACGAATGTTTTTGGACAGCCAAGAGTCACTACCCATGTCTGCTTTGAGTCGTTCAGTCAGTTCATGTTGCTCAGATACATCTGCATTGAGCTTGGCTAACTCGCCACTTTGCTGCATCTCTAGCAGCTTTAGTTTGGCTTGCTCTGCCTGTGCAGGGTCAGGAAATACCTTGTCTAGTATCTTCCCACCAATGTCTATAAGTGCGCCTATTGGAATCATTTGTTTTCCTTTAGTTCCTGTTTAAGTCTACGAAGTTCCTTAATCTCTTTCTTGAGCTGCGCCTTCATGTATAGCGTTTCTAT